TGCATATCGATACCATGGTTGAAGTTGATCTTCTTCACGGGTATCACCCAGAATCTTCGATTGCCTGACGTATCGGTAAGAAATTCTCTGGCGTTAACACTGGCGTAGAATGCGGTACGTCTTTGATAGGTGGTGCTTGCTCGGTCGTAGGGTAGACGCAGCTCATCACTCTTACTGGTAATGAAGGCCTTCAATTGATCTATGTCCGCCTTCTTAAAGGTAGACTCAATTTCTCCCAGCTCCACGATCCAGTGACTGACGGCACGCTTCACACTGTCTTTGTCTGTCGGGTTGAGCATGGCTCCTTCAAGTAACCAGCCCTCTTCGTAATTGGCAAGCCGCTTAAACCACAGCGTCTTACCTAATCCTTGAGCGCCCTGGAACACCAGGATGCCTTCAAGCTCCACACCATTATCCTCACAAGCTGCCGCACAACAGCTTATCAGCCACTTCTTCATTAGCATCTCTTTGAGCTTCTCGTTCTCTGGGCTGCCAATCGTATCCAGGAAACTCTGTAGCCGACTCTTGCCGTCCCACTTCCTGGACTCCATCCATTGCTTGACTGGATTCCACTCGGTCGCTAACACCTTCAGGTAATCTCTTACCCTGGTATGCGGTATGCCCATGTTGATAGCGCGGTCCTCGATCTCAATTAACGCGGCCTCTTCCTTCATGTCAGCGATAAAGTTTGTGTTGGGTACGTCGATCTCCATTCGTTTCTTAATCACGTTGTACACCACCTGGATGCCATTGACTGTGAGCACGCCTTGTACATTATCTTTGGTGTTGAGGTATCTGCCGGTGCTGCCACGCACAAAATCAAAGTCAACGGGCACGTCTATGTTTCTAAGGGTTGGGCTTATGACTTCGCCCTCTAATGCTTTTACCTGGTTCTTGTGGTCGTTGTAATCACCCTTAGACTCAGGCATGAATACATCTGCCTGGCCATTTAACTTACGAATTGCCTGGCACGCTTTGACAGCTTCCTTCTCACCTGTATTAGATTCCGGATCATTGTCTGCAATAAAAACAAACTTCCGGTCATTCAAAAATTCAAAAACAACCTCGGCGACCGGCGTAAGATTGTAGGCATCGAAGGCCACTATCACAGGCTGGCTGAAATCCTGGTGGTAACTTGCAGCTGTCGCATAGCCCTCTGCAAAGTTAATGACCTTGCTGCTCTTTAAGATCTCTTTGCCCAATATGAAAAAGCTGCCGCTTTTTTTAGAACCAGTGAGAAACTTCTTGGATCCATCGGGACTGATATATTGGATACCCACGATCGTCATTTGTGCGTCATACATAGGTAGCATGAGCACGCCGGCATCATTAACCTTGAGGCCACCGTAACTAAGGACCTGTTTGTTTTCTAAATAGGGATGACGTTCACATGGTTCTGCCTGGTCCCACAATGACTGAGCACGCTTGGCTGCTTTGTTGTAACTCTCCGCCTTCTTCACTTCTGCCTGGCGTTGTAATTCTTCGATCTCTTTTTTGTGGGCATCGGTCATTTTAAACCGTTTTTGATTTTCTGGTTTCCAGATCGCTGTGGGTTCTGTTGCTGACACCCTGTAGTCACCGATACGTCCAAAGGGTACACTCTGGTCCAACCACAATTGATACCAGCCCACCAACTTACGAGCACCACCTACATTTATATATGCCCTTCCAATACTCCCATCTGTTACTAGCCCCTTCTTTGGATCCGGTTCCAATGAGTTATCCGCAAGAAACCTTGAGAAGTCAGTCGCATAGTCTGTAGTTAATGGTCTATCGAAATTTTTCGGGGTCGGGCGACTGATTTTTAATGACATAGGCTTTGCTTTATTTGTAAGTTTGTGCATAATAGTATAAACATAAATAAAATTAACTCAAGATGTCGGAGGACAAAAATATGGGATTAACAATTTCAAGTAGTGGTGGCGACTACGAAAACCTAGAGCCTGGTAGGTATCAGGCAACTTGCTACAAATTAATCGATGCTGGGACCAGAGAGGAGTCTTACCAGGAAGGTCCGCTAAGAAAGCGTCATATCGTGTACATCTATTGGGAGGTTACGGCCAAACAAGAGGTGGACGACGGTGAAGAACATTGGGAGCCAATCACCATGGATGATGGCAGACCATTTTCTGCATCTAAAAAATACACTGCCTCATTAAATGAAAATGCTGCGCTATTTAAGGATCTTAAATCATGGCGCGGTAAACCATTCAGTGAAGCTGACCTGGCCGGATTTGAATTACCCAAGGTATTGGGTGTGACTGCCGAGCTTGAAATGGTCAAGCAAGGTAAAGACTCAGACAAAGTAAAAGTCGAGGGTGTTTACAAGCCAGACGGTGGTATGAAAAAAGTCGATACGATAAATGACATTGTTCAGTTTGACATCGATGTGTATTGCCAGGAATGGACCGGCGAAAGTAACGCAGAGTCTAAAGCTATGTGTGACATCGTTGAAGATATGCCACCCTGGATGAAAGAAATGATAGATGACTCGTTTGAGGTTAAGGCTGCACAAGCCAAAGCTCCAGCTGCAAAGCCAGCCGAGTCTGGTGGTTTAGCTGATCTCGCCAAAGATGATGAAGCGGAAGAAGATATACCATTTTAAGGAAAGCACTATGAGGCCACGCCATTACGGCAGAGATCGCATAGTAGGAATAAGAAGGGACCAGGGCGTAGTAGATCTAAAGACTGGTCCTTATTTATTCATACAAACCAGAACCAATAAGGACAAGTTTCACGCCCCAGGCATGAGGACCGTCACCAAAGATTGGATCTATGATCTAGCACAAAAGAACAATTGGAATGTCAGCAAAGTATTCAGAGAGAAGGTAAGTGGGTAAAGAAATCATACTTAAATTCACAGAAGAGGATGCTGACGAAATATTTGAGCTACTTAAAAAGCTCGTTGAAAAAGAAAGCCAGGAGCAAGATGAAGAAGACGAAGACTGATTTTGTAAACCAACCGCCGCATTACCTGGAAGGGACCATAGAATGTATTGACGCGATGGTTGCAGTTTTTGGTCTTGAGCACACACAAAAGTATGCCGAGATTGCTGCCTTCAAATATATCTGGCGCATGAATAAAAAAAATAAAACCGCAGATGAAGATAAGCTCAAGGCTATCTGGTATCTAAGGTTCAGTATGGGAGATGATCCCAGGAGAGATATAGATGGAGTTTAAAGAAGGAATATATGAAAACCTAGACTACCCGACGTATGACAGTATACCGGCCTGGCGTAGTCACGATCTAACAGACATAAGCAAGTGCCCGTTTACCTGGAAGCACAAAGTGTTTGATAGCGAATCACCAGCCTTATTAGAGGGCCGAGTGCAGCACACGGTGTTCCTGGAGCACCATAACTTTGACAAAGAGTTTGTCATTCAACCCAACGTGGACCGTAGAACCAAAGCCGGCAAAGAAGAATATGAAGACTTCCTGGCCACCATCGGCGATCGACAGCCCATCAAGCAAGATCTATATGACGTCTGCATGGCCAGGCGTGAGGTAGTTTCTGAGTACATACCAAAAGAATCAGACCGAGTAGAGCTTACAATATGTTTCATGTGGAACAATCAGCCTTGCAAAGGCAAGCTTGACTGGCACACCGGCACAGACATTTGGGATCTTAAAACCTGTAGAGATGCCTCACCGCGTGGATTTAAAAACGCTATTAATGCGTTTAAGTATCACCAGCAAGCAGCATTCTACTTAGCCGGTTGTAGGGCCGTAGGGCTGCCTACAGAGAAGTTTTACTTCTTAGCCCAAGAGAAACCCCATCCTTATCCTTATGCGGTTTATACGCTATCTGACGAAGCCATTGCTTACGCAGATGCTAAAAACGAACAAGCCATGGCCCTGGGCATTGCTTGTAGGGAAAAAGATCTATACTTGCCGTATAACCAGGAAGGCATAACTGAGTTTGATCTAGGTGACTTATACTGACGAAGAAGAACAAGAGCTGGCTGAGCAAAAGAAATACTATGCAGCCAGGCACGCCTGGGTCAGACGCAAAGAGCTGACGCCAAAAGGCAATATGAAATGGGACGTTTGGTTTGAGAAGATGTTCGGTGAGAACCTG